GTCACCCGCGGTGCGGGCACAATCCCACGACCCTGGCGACAGATCAGACTCAATCGAACGCGCCATCAGCTGGCCCTCCGTTCACTCGTTCACACGCATCGCGGCAGACACCGCAGTCGGCTTCACCGTCAACCGGACCCCCTCGAGGTCCTCGTCGGTGTTGTCCCCCACGTCGAGGACGTTCACCTGCAACGAGTCGCCCGGCACCGCCAACAGGGCGCCGAGGACCGTGAAGCGGGTGTCGCCCTCCGGGATGTCGAAGAACGTCGCCGTGACACCGGTCCGAACGAACTCGACGGTGATGTCACCGGCCGTCGCCGCGGTGAGCTCGCACACCAGAGCGGTCACGAGCGTTGGTTCGTCGACCGGCCACGCCGGGCCGTCCGTCACCGACGGCGGCGAGAACGACCACGGCGAGATCGTCACCTTGCGGGCCGTGCCGGTCGGCACCCCCGACGTGATCAGGTTCGACGGCGCAGCCCCGGCAGACCGTCCGCCACCCTGACCGGTCGCCAGAGCGTCGAGGCGCAGCGCCTGGCGGGCATCGAAGTCCTCAGCTGCGGACCCGAGCGTCGGCACGAGCCGCGCCCACCCGTTCTCGTCCGCGTCCAGGCGCAACGCCTTGATCTGCTGCACCTCCGGCGGTCCGTCGAACCCCGGAGCGAGGACAGCGTCGCCGATGCCCGGCCACACGTCCACGTCCTCGACCTCGACCTGCACCGAGTCACGCACCCCGAGGAGCGCCAACTGGGCTTCACCGATCGCCACCGCCTGTTCCACCGTGACGCAGTCCTGGCCGGCGTTGAACGGCACGACACGGCGACGGCCCGTGCCGCCATCGGAGACGGGAGTGAACCCACCGGCCCACTGCACCGACACGACCGTCTCCATCACCGCCGCCTTGTCGCCGACACCATCGACGCCGAGGTGTCATCCCACGCCGGAGGGCTCGGCGGGGACGTGTGGAAGTCGCCGCGGGTGCCCCACACCCACGCGTCGAGGACCTGTTCGCCGGGCCGGGCGGCGACCTGGGCGAACCCTCGGTCACGGGAGGCACGGAAGAACGCGCCGTGGGTGCCGTTCACGATGGCGGTGATCTGGTCCGTGACGGGCCACTCGTTGCCGTCGGAGTCCTCGTCGTCGTCGAATCCGAGGGTCCACCCGTCGAGGCCGCCGTCGGCCTGTGTGCGCTCGAACTGGCGGCGGTAGAAGTGACCCCACGTCATCCCTGGCGGCGAGCTGGGAGCGTGCAGACACTTCCACGTCCCACCCAACACAGGATCGGCCGAGGCGACGTTCTCGCCGGTGCGCGCAACGACGTTGTCGAGCTCCTTGAACTGCGACACGAGCTCCTGGTAGATCGTGCACATGAACGCCGCCGGGTTCGGGTCCCCGTAGCGGCCATCGTTCTCGCAGCGGAACCGGAACACGTGCGTCCCCTCGGTCACGTTGCGCACACCGTTCGGGCGGATGTCGCGCCACATCACCGCAGGCGGGGTCACCCCCGAGTCGAACACGACACCGTCGAGAGCGGATTGGCCGTAGTCATCGGCGGTCCAGTCCCACAGGGCCGGCCCGGCGTCGAGGTCGACAGCGATGTGAAAGTAGGAGGTCTCCCCTGGTCGTGACCCGTCGCCGTCAAGTGCGGCGGACCAGATCCAGCCGGCGAACACATCGGCTGCGCCCTCCACGTTGGAGCGATCCTTCGAGCTGATCGGCGCACCCGTCGGATCGCCGAACGGGTCGAGGTCACCGGAGAACACGGCGCCGAGGAACACCGGGGTCGTCCAGTCATCCACCGCCAAGTCCGGGTTGGTCCAGTCGGACCGGATGACCGTCGCGGCGGGGACCGAGTCGTAGCCGAACGGGGGGAGGATCACCTCGTCGTCGAACTCGGCGAACCAGTCGACCCCCGCGGCGACGGTCGTGCGTTCACCTTCAGAGGTGGCGACCGGGGTCCGGTCGATCTCCCGGATCTTGATGGTGGCGAACGGCTCGGCCGGGTCGTCGCCGTCCTGTGTGGCGAAGCGGACCAGCGTGTCGGGTTGGAGGTCATCGGCGCCTTCCGCTGCCGGCGACATCGTGACCTGACCGGCACCGGTGTCGGTGTCCTCGACCTGCACCCATGTGCCGCCGGCGAACTCGCAGTCGATGTCCTCGACGATCGGGGTTCCGTCGTCGTCAAGGATCGACACGACCACACGGCGGGTCACGATCCGGCCTCCGCGAACGGTGCGTCGATGATCAGGTTGAGCACGAGCGTCACACCGTCGGGGCCGGGTTCGCCCAGGTCGATCGAGTCGAACTGCATCTCTGCGACCGTCAGCTCAGGGCCGCCCGGATAGGGGACGAACGTGGCCGGCTGGGTGCCGCCTTCGGTGACGTCCGGGTCGAGGAACGCGGAGCGGAGGTCCTGCACGTTGGACCACACCCCGGCGAACCCGCCGGCGGTGTCATCACCATCGGCGTCAACTTCGGCGATGACAGCCAACGGGATCGACACCTCCTGGGCCTTGACCCGCCGGTCGAGCAGAAGCGTTCGGGTCGCTGCGTCGCGGTTCGATCCTACGTTCGTTGCCACCCACAGCTGCGACAGACCCCAGTCGACGGGGGTGACGCAGGCGTTGGGGATCCGGTAGTCGGCCGTCTCAGCGGTCAGGGTGCCGCCGTCGGTGATGTCAGGCAGGGCGGGCATCAGCGCATCAGGACCTTCGCTCGCTGGGCGCCCTCGACGAGTCGGCGGGGCACCTGCCGGACCTCAGGGGCGACGATCTGGCCGACGCTGACGGAGATGCCGTCACCGCCGGCAGCGGGTGCGGGCACGTCGACGGGCCGCAGAGCGGCGCGAGGCGACGCCCCGACGAGCCCACCGTCAGCGAAGCGGCGCCGGTTCACCGTCACGGGGATCCCGGCGTTGATCGCTGCGAACGTGTCGACACCGAGGCTTTCGACCACAGCGCGGCGGATGACGAACTCGCCGGGGGTCAGCCATGCGGGCACCGTGTCACCGGTGCCCGAACCGGGCACGACCCCGCCGGTGGCGAACCGTGGGATGTCAGGCGGGTTGATCTTCACCTTGCCGACGAGCGGCAGGTTCACCTCGATCTCGAGGGCCCGGTTGAGCCGGTCGATCACCTGGTCGTTGATGAACCGCTTGAGCGCGGAGCCGATCTTGGATGCGACGTCGGACACGAAGTCGACGGCGCCGCCGAGGGCGGAGCCGATGCCGTCGATGATGGCGGAGCCCAGGTTCCCCGCGGCGGTGAACACGAGCCCGGCGAGCTCGCCGATGCGGCCGGGCAGGGACGCGATGGTGCCGACCACGGAGCCGACGGTGTCAGCGACGATCCCGCCGAGGGACGACAGTCCGGAGCGGGCGGCCTCCGAGATCGAACCCCACACGCCGGAGATGTTCTGGGCGGCCCCGCCGAGGTTGGGCAGGATCCCGGCGATCGCGGCTGGGATCTGTTCTGCGGTGCCGGTGATGGATCCGACGAACTCGTCCCACGCCGCCTTCGGGTCATCAAGCAGGCCGCGAAACGCGGCGAATTCCTCGGTGATTCGCCGGCCGCTCACGAGCGATGACGCGGCGTCGACGATGCCGCCCACGTCGCCGCCGAGGCCGGCGAACACGTCATCGAAGAACGTGGAGAACCGGGAGGTGAGGGCCCGCTTGCCGGTCTCCACGTCGTTCGCCACCGAGTCGGTGAGCTTCTCGCCGACCCGGTCGGCGGCCCCCTCGACGGACTCGAACTCGTCGACGGCGGGTGACAGGTCGAGCGCGCCGAGGGCGTCGCCGAGGTCCTCAGACTGGGTGCCGAAGAGCCCCACGGCGATCTGGGCCCGCTTGACCGGGTCCTCGACGGAACGGAGACGGTCGAGGACCGTGTCGAGTCCGCTGGCCGCCTCCGGGCCACCACGGCCGATCTGTGCGGCCATCGCCTCGGCGTCGAGGCCGAGGTCACGGAAGCTCTGCGCCGTCAGCTCGGAGCCGTCCACGGCCCGTATCGAGAACTCCTTCAGCGCATCAGCGACCTTGTCGGAGTCGCGGGCACCGGCCTCGAGCCCCTGGGAGATCAGTCCGACCGCGGCCTCACCGTCGATGCCCAGCTTGCGGAACTGCGTCGAGTACTCCGACAGCGTGTCGAGGAAGTCGCCGGACAGGTCACCGGTGCGTTGGAACCCTGCGGCCACCACATCGAGGGCCTCGGTCGCGTCGCTGGCCAGGTCGGTGCGTACGAGCTGGCCGGCCGCCCGGGCGATCTGGGTCGGGTCCTGATCGAACGCGTCGGACAGGGCGAGGACCTTGGCGGTCGTGTCCTCGATCGCCTGGTTGGACGCGTCAAGGCCGCCGGGCAGCAGCCCGGCGGCCAGGGTTGCGCGGATCGTTTCGTTGACCTCGCCGACCGAGTCACCCCAGTTCGATGCCCACAGGTCACCGGCGATGCCGCCGAGCCGTGCGGACTCGTCCTCGGAGAGGTCGAGCTGGGCGGCGAGTTTCGCGTTCGCGGCGCCGTTCTCGACGGCGGTGGTGAACCCGTCGAGGAACAGCTGGCCGACGATCGCGCCGACTCCGGCGACAGCGGCACCGGTGGCGAGACTGTCCAGGTCGCCGAGCACGTCGCCGGACAGGTCGGGGTCGAACCCGTCGGCCAGCCCGTCGCCCACATCGCCGCCGATGCGACGACCGGGTGCGCGGCCATCGACCGACCGCAGCTCCGAGTCGAGTGCCCCGCCGACACCGGAGGAGCCGGACCGGACACCGTCGACAACACCGTCAGCGGTCGCGTCTCCGATCCGGCGTCCTGAGCGGGCAGCGTCGCTCACCTGGGCGTCGAGGCCTTCGGTCAGCCGGGCGAACGGATCACCACCCGACGCGACACCATCAGCTACCCCAGCGGACACGGCGTCGCCGAGACGGACGCCGGCCCGGTCGAACTCGCCCTCCCGGCCCAGAGCATCACGGGACATCCCGTCGAGGACCGAGGAGATGTCGGCGCCGTCGAACCCGGCGACGAACGCCCCACCGGCATCGTCGCCCGCGGAACGCATCACACTGGTGATGTCGCCGCCGGACAGCTCCCGCTTGATGCCTGCGGACAGCCCCTTGAACGACGGGATCAGCGTCACGTAGGCGACCGCGAGCTCATTGCCTTTCGCCATGGGAGCTCCTTTCGATCCGGTCACGGATGGACCGCAACCGGTCGAGTCGCTTGCGGTCGCTGAGCGCAGACCTGGGGCGGGTCACCGGTGTCGGCCGTTGCCCCTTGCCGCCCGACCGCTGCCAGTTCGCACCTTGGAGGGTGGTGAGCACAGCGGCGAGGAGGTCGTCGGTGATCCGCCACGCCGCGTGCTGGCCGTGGACGTCAACCCATGTGGCGGCATCGGAGGGCAGGTGGGCGACCAGTGCCGCGATCCTGCGCAACGTGAGCCGTCCGCCGCTGTGGTCGGCCCACAGGTCGAGCCCGTAGAACCGTTGGAAGTCCGCCTCGATCGCGTCCGCGTGGCTGCGGACGAACGTCACGAGGCTGGCGATTCCCCCATCGGGAGCTCCGCCCGGTGCGTCACGAGGTGAACGACCATGGATGCCGTGCCACCTGCGGCGGTGAACGCCGCCCAGTTGTCCTCACCGATGAGGAGCCGGGCGGCCTCTTCGTTGCCCATCTCGCGCAACGCTTCGGGGTCGTCCCACAGCATCGGCGGCGGGATCGTGAACGTCCTGTCACCTGCGGTGATGACGATCGATTCTTCTTCGACCTGGCGGGCGATGAACTCATAGAGGTTGACGTGGTGTGGCATGACAGGGGTCCTCCCGTTGGGTGTGGCAGGGGTTCAGGTCTGGCAAGGGTGGGACGGCGGACGGCCGGGCCCACACACCCCTGCCAGGGCATGGACCTCAGCCGTCCGCTGTCCGGTCAGGAACCGGCGACCTCGGCGGTCTCGTCGTCGGTCAGTTCGATGTGGAAGTAGGTGCCGTCCTCGTCGGTGGCGGCGAGCTCGGTGAGCACGAGCGGGTAGCCGGCGATGTCGGCATCGGTGATGGGCCGGTCGCCGCTGGAGAGGATCTGGGCGCGGGGGATGTACAGGCGGCTGGTCACGTCGCCGTCCTCGAGGTCGAGGACGACGGAGCGGATCGCGAGGCCGATGTTTCGGCCGCGTCGGATGCGGGTCGTGACGCCGGTGTCGGTGCTCTGATCGGAGCCCGGGTTGGCGAGGTCCCACACGACCGCGGTGTTCTCCAGCGCGGTGAAGGTCAGGCTGATCTTCTCCTTGACCGACGTGGTGCGCAGGAGGATGGCGCCGTAGGCGAACAGGTCGGAGTCGGTCGACTCGACGGAGTTGCCGATGGCGTCGTCCTCGTCGATGAATCCGACGAGGTCCCAGTCGGCGTCGTTGAGGAGGTCGTCGGTGAGGGTGGGGATGTCGTTGGTCGTGGGGCCGACGAACACGTCCGCGCCTGACCAGACGCGCACTGCGTCGATGTTGCCGTTGCCAGCCATTGGGGGTTTCCTTCCGGTTGTTCACGCCGTTGGCCGGCGCGTGTGGGTGTGGGCTGGCAGGGGTGGGGTGCGGTCAGGACCCGTCGCGGGTCCGTCCGACCACGAACGTGGCGACGAAGGTGAACCGGTGTCGTCCGGTGTCCTCGTCGGGGTCGTTGGTCAGGCCGGCATCGGCGTCGGCGTTGCTGACCTTGTGGACGGGTGCGCCGTCGAACTGGGTGCCCTTGAGGTCGAGCACGGCGGACCGCACCGCCTCGGCGAACTCTGCCGCCTCGGTGCGTGTGCGGTCCGCCGCTCCCCAGCACTCGAACGTGACGACGGGTGCGTCGGTGACGATCGTGGACTGTGCGCCGCCGGTCCGGTTGAGCTTCACGAACTCCTCGCCGGGTAGGCCGCCGGTGGTTGACGTGACGACCGTGACGTCGAGGGTGTCGGCGAGAGCGGTCTTGAGGTGGTCCTCGATGTCGGGGAACATCAGCGGCGCGCTGCGCGGCGCAGCTTCTGGCGGGACTTGGCGGACGTGTGGAACGACGTGACGATCACTCCGACACGGTCCCGACGCTGCTTGGACACGAGCACGTCGGTGCTGCGCTGATCGGCACGGACCCGGACCCGTTCCGCGTGGCGGAGCAGTTCCCGCTCGACGGCGGGGCTGCGCAGGATCCTGCGTGCCTCGTCGGAGTTGATCTTGACCCTGATGTTGTTGCTCATCCGGTCACTTCCCGCAGGTCGGCTTCGGTGTGGTGCGCGCCTCGGGGTGTGCGGGCGATCTTGGGGTGCCCGACGACCTCGAAGGTGCGGCCGTCGTGCACGACCCGTGAGTCGGCGGCCAGCGGTGCGTCCAGCTCCGCGACGATGAACCATCCGGACACCTGTTGTTCTCGGTTGCCGGCCGTCTCGGTGGTGCTGCGCTGGGTGATCCACACGCACGCGTTCGTCTCGGTGGCGTCGTCCCAGAGCTTCACGGTGTCGCCGTTGTCGTCGCCGTAGGCCGGGTTCACGATGACCACGTCGACGGTCATCAGATCGGAGATGGACACGCCCGCCTCCCTTCCTCGACGAGTGCCGTCATCGCTGCGCGGTCACCGCGGGCCCGGCGGTAGCGGCGTTCCAGACGCTGCCCTTGGACACTGCCAACCGCACGGGACCGTCGTGGCTGCGGTGGATGCCACAGGTGGACGAGGTCGTCGGTGCCTCGCCACGGTGGGCCGACCAGGCATCGCAGCGCGGCGGACCATGCCGTGTCCTCATGTCCCCACCCCTCGAAGCGAGGGTCGGGGGGTGCGACTGCGAACAGGCCGCGGCGCACCGCGACGAGCGTGCCGGTCTCGTATCCCCGGTAGGGGCGGCTGTCGCGCTTGTTGTAGGTCGACAACGGCAGGTCACGCCAGTCCTCGCCGTGCTGCACGAGCTCGGAGGAGTGGGGTGACAGGCGGTGCACCAGGTCGTGGGGGACCGCCCATCCGGCGTCGACGGTTGCGGCGACGGCGTCGTTCAGGTCGCCGTCGAGGAACACGTCGCCGTCGTGCACGACGATGCAGTCGGCGTCGGTGCGGCGGACACCGTCGAGGATCGCTGCGGCACGGTTGAACGGCCGGTCGTCCGGGCAGGAGCCGAGCACGATCGGCCAGCCGTACCGGTCGGTCAGGTGGCGGGTCGTGAACTGGAGGGCCCGCTGCCGCCACGGGCAGCCGTCTCGGTGGGGGATGACGACACACACGGTCATGGTTTCCTCCCCAGCAGGGCGCACCCGGAGGCGACGTTGAAGTACCGGTCAGGGGTCGGGGTGGGGATCCGCACCGGGGCCGGCACTCCGGCCTCCGCAGCGATCCACTGCACGACTTCCGGGTAGGTGCCGAGCAGGGCGGTGTCGATGACCTCGAGGTCTGCGCACAGGTACTGGAGACCGAACGGGGTGACGTTGAAGTAGTGGTGTGGCTGCTGGTGGATCGGCTGCATGAACGCCGCCTCGATCCACAGGAGCCCACCGGGGCGCAGGGTGCGGACCAGTTCGTCGACGTAGCGGTGCGGCCGGGAGACGTGCTCCAGGACCGCCTGGGACAGGATCAGAGCGAACGTGTTGTCACCGAACGGCAGGTCGTGGCCATCCGCGAGGAGGTCCGCCCGGCCGGCGTGGTGGTACTCCAGGGAGATCACCCCGGGCGTCTTGCGGCCACCCGATCCGCAGTCGAGCACCGGACCGTCCGCTTCGGCCAGCAGTTCGAGGAACCTGGCCGGGTACGGGTTCGGCATCGCTCAGCGTTTCCGCTGCCGCTTCGTGATCGCCGCCTTCTGACGGTCGGTCCCCCAGCTATGGGCGTAGTGGTGGATCAGGAACGACCACGGCGCCCGCTCGTCGACGACCTGCTGGCGGGACTGCCGGTCGAGGTAGTGCATCGGGTAGAACGCACCGGGCGGCAGGAGCAGCACGTCGTCGCGGCCGGGCAGGATCGCGGTGGACACACCGGGCCCGGACGCCCAGGCGTCACCACCGGATTCGATCACTGCGCGGGCCCGTTCGATCATCTCCTTGAACGCCGGGTGTCCCGGCTTCGCCAACAGGACTGCGTCGGGCACGACGTTCGCGTCCTCCCACGCTGCGACGGCCTGGTTGTCGAGCAGCGGTTCCAGCGGTCGGAACGGTTCGCAGTCCGAGTCGACGTACACGCCACCGTCGCGGTGCAGGGCCTCGAGGCGGATCAGGCCGGCCTTCTGCGCCCCGTTCTGGCAACGGTCGAACAGGTCGCCGGTCAACGGCCAGTCGGCCGGGTCGATCGGTTCCCGGTAGGTGCGGAGGTCCCAGCCGGGGTGGAGCTCACCGAACCGGGTCCACCACGCTTCGACCTCGTCGGAGGTGTCAGCGGGGACGGTGCGGTGCAGGATGCGGGGAATGGTGCGTTCGGTCATCGGTGCCGCCGGGGTGCTGGCACGCAGCGCCCGGACCGCTTCCCGATCCCACCGTGCTGCCACGTAGGCCTGGTGGCGGCGCTCGTTCGCTTTGCGTAGCGGCGACGCCTTGTGTGCCTCCGGAGAGGTCGGGTGCCACAGGTGGAACGTCTCGCCGCACACCTTGACGATGGGGCCGGTCTCGACCTCACAGGAGATGCGGAACGCTGTGTCCTCACGACCCCACCCGACGAACTGCTCGTCGAACGGACCGGCGAGGTTCCACAAGCTGCGGGACACGGCGACAGCGCATGACACGCTGTCGGTCCACACTCGTTCGACCATGCCCCGGGCCCGCCACGACCCGGAGTACCCGGCGAGCACCTTGTCGCTACCGGCCCGGTTGAGCATGATCCGTTCGTCGTGGGCGACGACCATGCGGTCGGTGCCGGCCGCCAGGTCGACAGCGGAACGGACGCACTGCGGGTCGCACAGCACGTCGGCGTCGATGATGAGCGCCACATCCCAGTCGCCGGCGTTGAGCGCGGCGGCGTTGATGGCGGCGGACCGGTTGAACGGCCCGTCGTCGTGGTGGCCTTCGTAGATGGGCCAGTCGGGGAACTCGGTCCGCCATCTGGCGGCGGCGAAGTCCCACAGCTTGTCGCGATGTCCGCCGTCGGCCCGTCGCGGGCACAGGATGGCGACGTTCACAGCTCCGCTTCGATGTCGTCATCAGAGGTGGACGCAACCTCCGCCCATGACTCAGTGACGACACCGACGGAGCCCAGCCGGCCGAGGCCGGCAGCACGGCGGACGGTGTCGCGTTCCGACGCCGACAGGTACACGTCCGCAGATGGGGGACTGAACGTCAGCGACTGCGTGTAGTCGCTGATCGACTCGGAACGGGCGACGACACCGAGCGGGTTGTCCATCGACCGTCGCGCCGCCTTGCAGCACACGGCCCGCACGACAGCCGGCACGTCGGCGACGAGCTCCCCGTCGTCATCGACGAAGGCGTACCCGGTTGCGTCGTGAATGAGCGCCGACGCGTCGTCGATGGCGGCCTGCGCCCGCGTCGCATCCGACACCGAGCCCATGCGGGCTTCGAGGTCGTCGAGCGACGCGAGCGCAGGTGATGCCATCGTCAGGAACCGGCGCCGGTGAAGTTGACCTCGACGCCGCGGAAGTTCTCGTCGTCGTCGCCCTCTTCCACCGACTTCGCTCCGACGAAGCTGTCCACGAGGGACCGGTCGACGGGGCCGTTGGTGGCGGTCGGGTTGTAGTCCCGCAGGTACCGCATCGCGAACCCGTCGGACGCGAGGCGCGCCTTCATGGTCGCACCCTCGGGGAGGGCCGGGGCGACCTGGGCGAACGCGATCGCGTTCATGTGGTAGGCGTAGGCCGCGTCGGCGTCGATCGCGTTGGATCCGAGGATCGTGAAGCCGGCGACCCGGTTGATGACCGCTTCGCGCAGGGCGTCGGTCGAACCGGACTTGTCGGCCTCGTTGATCTTGTCGGACTTGAGGATCGCGGCCTCGACGTTGGCGCCGCACACGAAGTACCGACCGCTGCGGGGCACGTTCTGCAGGTTGAGCGCCTTGCCGCAGTCGATCAGGACGTCGACGGGCTCGTCGGTGCCCTCCTCGAAGTCGACCGGATCGGCCGCCCACGTGGTCCCCGTCAGCGCCGTGGCGATGGTGTCCTCGAGCCCTTCGGCGACGGCCCGGATCTGCGGCTGCAGGATCTGGACGGTGAAGTCGCGGATCGACAGGGTGAGGTCCTCGTCACGGATGTTGAGGAGGGAGTACACGTGGTCGGTGAGCTTCACGGCGACCGAGGTCTCCGCGATCTCGTCCGCGGTGAGCGCCGTGTTGGCGCGCATGGTGCGGGACCGTGCGTCGAGGACGCCGGGCACGCTGAGCGTGACCGTGTCGTCCTTGGGCTTGGAGCCGGTGTACTTGGCGTCGGCCTGCCGCCACACGGTGCGGGGCAGGACCACTTCGCGCTGCAGGAGCAGGTTCGCGGCGGAGACGATCTCCTCTGCCTGGATCAGTTCGTTTGCCACGGGGACCTCCTTGGGTCAGTTGATGTGGACCGCGTTCAGGGCCCGTGGCGGGCGCTGTGCGGGGGGTTCAGGGGTTCCGGGGGATCGACTCGACGATCTTGCGGATGTCGGGTCGCGTGTCCGGGGGACCCTCTGGGGTCACTCCTGAGCGGAGCTTCTCTGTCGGGCGGGTTCCCTTCGCGGGTTCCTGCGGCTTGAACGATGCGAGGAGCTCGTCGGCGTCGGCCTCGAGCTCCTCCTTCGTGGTGCCCACCAGCCGGCGTGCCTGCGCTGCGGTGAGTCCCTTCTCGGCTGCGACTTCCAGTCGCAACGACTTGGCTTCGGCCTCTGCGGCGCGTTGCTCTGCTGCGGTGAGC